TCACGCTGCGGCGCGATCAGCGTCGCGTTCGGTCGCGGCAAGCGCCTGCTCGACCAGGCTCCAATCGGCGCCCGGGCGGTGTGCGCCCTCGCTCAGCACCTGGCGGAATGCGCGGCCACCGGGCTGGCCATGGAACAGGCCGAGCAGGTGGCGGGTGATGTGCTTCAGCGCCAGGCCTTCGCCCAAGCGCGCTTCCACGTAGGGGCGCAGCGCGCGCAGCAGGTCGCCGCGGGCCTGCAGCGGGGCGCCGGTCTGCAGCGCCTCCAGCTGATGCAGCAGGTAGGGATCGTGGTAGGCCGCGCGGCCCAGCATCACGCCATCGACGTGCGCGGCCTGCGCCTGCACCACCTCGACGCTGGCCAGGCCGCCGTTGAGCACCACCGGCAGCGCCGGGCGCTCCTGCTTCAGGCGGTAGGCCCAGTCGTACTTCAGCGGCGGAACCTCGCGGTTCTCCTTCGGCGACAGGCCCTTCAGCCACGCGTTGCGCGCGTGCACCACCACCATCGCGGCACCTGCGGCGACCTGGCGGTCGACGAAGGCGGCGAACACGTCGTAGTCGTTGTCCTCGTCCACGCCCAGGCGGCACTTCACCGTCACCGGGATCTCGACGGCATCGACCATCGCCGCCACGCACTCGGCCACGAGCATCGGCTCGCGCATCAGGCAGGCGCCGAAGCGCCCGGCCTGCACGCGGTCGGACGGGCAGCCGCAGTTGAGGTTGACCTCGTCGTAGCCCCAGTCGGCAGCGATGCGCGCAGCCTGCGCCAGCAGCGCGGGATCGCTGCCCCCCAGCTGCAGCGCCAGCGGCTGTTCGCTGCGGTCGAAGCCGAGCAGGCGCTCGCGATCGCCGTGGATGACCGCGTTGGCGTGCACCATTTCCGTGTACAGGCGCACACCCGGTGCCAGCACGCGATGGAACACGCGGCAATGGCGATCGGTCCAGTCCATCATGGGGGCAACGGACAGGCGCAGGGAATCGGCGTAACGGGCGGTGGCGGACGGCATCGGGGTGTTGATCGCGAAGACTGGCATTGCCAGTGAGATCAATAGTTTACACCGGACGGCTGAATGGCGGCGGGTGGCTCCGGGGCTGGCCGCTCGACCGGCCCCGGGGATACCGCGTGGCTTACAACCCGCGGTTGCGCACCTGTTCCTGCTGCTGTTCCTGCGCACGCTGGTTGAACTGACTGTCCAGCGCTTCGCTCTGCCGGCTGCTGGCCTCGACCGAGTGCGACACCGCCTGCTGGCGGTCGACGAAGGTCCGCTGCGCTGCCGGGTCACCCAGCTCGCCCTGCACCGCGAACAGGCCGGTGCCGTCCGGGCGGGCCACGACATGGTCGATCTGGCGCATGCCGGACACCTTGCTTTCGTAGGCCAGCTGGCCAGCCGCTCGTTCGGCTTCCTGCGGGTTGGCGAACAGCGGCTTCAGGCCGGCCTGGGCGCGCTGCTGTTCGAGCGCCTGCAGCTTCTCCAAAGCCTGGCCGAAACGCGCGTTGTCGGCATGCCCGGCGTCGCGCATGCTGGCCGGCGCTGCAGGTTCGGCCTGGGCCGGTGCCGCCGGCGCGATACCGGCCTTCACCGCGTTGGGCGCATCCACCTGCGCCAGGGTCCTGCGGCCGGCCTTGCCATCGTCGTCCAGGCCATTGTTGGCCTGGAACTGCTTGACCGCTGCAAAGGTGTCCTTGCCATACACGCCATCGGCGTGCAGCGGCTTGCCGTCGGCCCCGGCGTAGCCCAGCGCCGCCAGCTTGCCCTGCAGGGCCTTGACCTCATCGCCGCGCTCGCCCTGCTTCAGCACGCCATCGGCCATCGGCGCCTGCTGTGCACTGCGTGCGGCCTGCGCGGCCTCGGGGCCCTGCGCGTGGACCTTGCCGCCCAGGGTGATGCGGTCGTTGAGCATGTCACCTAGGAACCTGCGGTACTGATCGGGCTCGAGCTCGATATGAGCGTGCACGGCACCCGGGGTACCGGCATCGGACTGGCGGATCAACGGCGCACCGTACTCGACGAAATCACCGGTCTTGTAAGGGGTGGTTCCACGCGCACCGTGCAGCACCTGCCCGACCAGTTCGCGCTGCGGATGCCCGGCCCGATGGCTCCAGATGCTGATCGAATTCCACTTGTCATTGTTGACCTGGACATACCCGGCGACCGGATTGGGAATCATCACCTCCCGATCGCCGCGCGCATTGCTCAGGATCAGATCCTTGTGCACCAGCGGGATGCCGTTGCGATCACCGCGGGTCCGTACCGTTTCCAGTTCGCCCTCGACCATGGCCGACGGGCGGTCAGCCTTGGCGGCATTGCCGGTGCGCACGGCCTCGGCATTGGTGTTGGGGTGATGGATCTTCAGTTCGCGATAGGCATCCTCGCCACTGGTGCCATGGCGCAGTGTGCGGTTGCTGCTGCCGTTGCCAAAGGGTTCGACCACGACGATGCGCTGGCCACCGGGCGCGGCGGCGGCATCGGCTTCCCGCGCAGTCGCGGGTGCGGGTGCCGCAGCAGGAGTGACCGGTGCAGGCGTGGCCGGTGCCACAGGCTGCGCCGGCGTGTGCTCGCGTACCGCCGTATCCAGGGCCTGCAGGGTCTGCCGGCCGGCCTTGCCATCGACGGTCAGCCCATGCGCCTGCTGGAACTCGCGCACTGCATGCTCGGTATTGGCACCGTAGTGGCTATCGGCTGTCAGCGGTTGCCCGTTGCGACCGCTATGGCCGGCCTGGATCAGCTTGGCCTGCAGGGTCTGGACCTCGGTACCACGCTCGCCGGGTGCCAGCACGCCGTCGGCCATCGCCGATGCCGCCGCACGCTGGCCGCGCTGGCCGGGCTCAGGTTCACCGAACACCTGCTGGTAATCCTTGCCCCGGTAAGCCTCGGGGTTGTGGTTGACCTGGTCGTAGCGCGCCAGCCCGACCAGTGCGGTCTTCTCGGTGAGCGCACGATCACGCAGCGAATCCCACAGGGTGGGCGAGCTCTGGAAGTGCACCTGCACATTGGCGTGCTTGTAGTCCTGCACCGCGCGGACGATCTGCTCGTCACTCAGCTCAGTCAGCTTGAAGTCTTCGCCATAGGCCTGCTGCAGGCCCTTCTGGAACACCGACCGGGTCATGCCGCGGTACTGCACCGAGGTGCTCCACAGCGCATCCTGCACGGCCGCACCACGGCCGGAGAGATCGATGCCCACATCCTTCAGGCGGCCCATCTGCACGTCGTAGTACTTGTGCTGGATGAAGTCGTGCTGGTCCCTGGCAAACCCTGCCGGATCGGCGGCCGCCACTTCCTTCCAGCGTTCGGTGAAGGCCGGGGTTCCTGCCTGCAGGCCGTTGAAGCGGTTGCCATAGCGCGAGGCGGCGACGTACTCATCCACGCCGCCAACGTTGGTGGCGTACTGGTAACTGCCATACGACACGCCGCCATGGTCGCCCCTGCCGGTGGAAACGTGGCCGGGGCCGCGACCTCCGGTTTCGAAATGCGCCGACGTCTGGCCGCGATGCCAGTTGTCCATTGCCTGCTTTGCCTGGGTCACAACATCCATTTTCCTGCACTCCTTTGCGGGGGAATTACTTCGAGGTCAGTGCCTGCAGCACGTCGGCACGGTTGGCGGTGCGATTGATCCGGCAGGACTGCGCGTCCAGCATCTGCCCCTGCCCGTCTTCGGCAGGGTTCCAGCTGCAGTAGCGATTGGTATCGGACATGTAGGCGGCCTGCTCGTCCATCAGCCTATCCTTGTCCTTGCCATCGGGACCGTCGACGATCTTCATGAAGGCCTGCTCGAGTCGCTGCTCCTGCCAGGCAAGCTCCTCATCGCCACACGCCTGCAGTGCGGGGGTCTCGCCGCCGCTGGAGTTCACGCACGTGGCGTACTGCGGCCGCAGCGTGGCTTTGTTGTAGGAATCATCCGGGCGCTGCGGCGGCATGTCCTGATCATCGGCATCGGCCGCTGTCGTGGCAGGTGCGGCGCGTGCAGGCTCTGCAGTGGCGGGCGGCGATGCGGTGGCGGGCGCGGCGGCGGCGGGGGCAACTGCCGTATCCGCCTCCGGGCTCTTGGCCTGGCATGCTGCCAGGCTGAGGCCCAGGGCCAGCGCAAGCGCGGTGGCCCCGGCCCTGCCGAACGTTTCGCGGGGGGCCGCTGGAAGGTGGTTTGTTCCCTGCATTGCTTGCATCTCCTTGGCATCCAGGCACGTGGCCCGTCAACGCGGGGCCGTCCATCGGCCCCATCACGCGGGCAATGCTACGACAGCGACGGTTTCAGGTGCCTGACCGGCTTCAGAATGCGTGCGCGTCGTCTCAGACGCGAACGCGGAAGCGTCAGTGCCCGCCGCCGCCCCCGCCCACCTGTTCGATCAACTCGAGCAGGCCGATCTCGGCCAGCATGGCCGACACTAGTAGCCGGTTACATCAAGCACCGCGAGGGCTGCATTGTTCCCGGTATAGGTGAACCGGGTGGGTAGAGGTAGTCCGTAGTAGGGGCCGTAGGTACGCCGCGCCGTCTGCGTCATCCCGAACGTGATGGTTCCACCGTTGACCGCCCCTCCGGAAACACTTACGTCCTCGTGTTGCAGGTATTCCTGCGGATCGCCCCATCGCTGGAACGTGTTCGCCGAATCGTACGCGTGAACCAGGGGCATCACTGCCCAGGCACGTCCAGGATCAAACTGGGCGCTCCCCTGCCAGCCAGGCCGTGTCGACGCAGAACGAAGGCCAGCCACCCGCGCGGCTTTCCGGCCTGCGTCGAACATCAGGCGGCCGGCACCGTCACGGATGATCAGTCCAAAATTGCTTGGTGGCTCCTGCGGTGGCGCGTACACATACCACTGCACCACTGCGCCGGGCGGACCAAACAGATACAGCCCAGCCGAATAGCCGTCGATCTGATTGTAGTACTGGCTTCCAACCACCGAGGTCGAACGCACGGCAACCATGCCGGCATGGTTGCCGATGTACCTGCTTCCTTCGCCATCCAGCGTGGTAGTGCCTTGAGCCAGCATGGCGAGTGTCGGGAAGGCATCGTCGATCAGTACGGTGCCCCAGTCATTGATGATCTTGATTCCTGCAGTCATATCAGCGGGCCCATATTTCGACGATGCCGGGATAGCGGTCCTTGGCGGGAACATTGACGTGACGCCAGCTGACGATGCCGGAGGCCACGTCGATGGAGAAGTCCGGGGCATACCTGCCGCGAGCAACCGCCGTCAGATCGGTATCTTCCGGTTGCCGGGAGAAGGCTGCGCTGCCGTCGACCGTGCTGTACTGGATGCTTGCAAGCACGCGGAACAACCTGCCTTGCGGGTCATAGCCCAGACTGCCATCCGCATTGAAAACCTGGATTCCGACTGGCATTACCACACCCCCATCTGCACGCGCAGCGTTCCTGCTGCATCAAATACCTGGATCACGTTGTTGACGATGGTCAGATAGCCACCATTGTCGGGGCCGGTCATCGTCATCGCGCCGCTCTTGTCCAACCGCCAGCGTGGCTGCCCTCTCGCACCCACCGCGTTGGACTGGATGAAATCACCGATCATCGCGTTCTGGATCCTGCCGTTCCCGATCAATGCCTGACTGATGAAGGTCTGGCCGTTCTCGACCACGAAGGGCGTGGTGATCTGTCCATTTCTCTCGTTGATCAGCGCGAAGCGATCGGCCTGCATCAGGATCTGGCTCTGGTAGCTGCCATCTGGCTGCTGCTCCACGCCCAGACCCATGCCGGCCATGTAGATCTGCCCGGCGCTGGTGATCTGCGCCTTGACCGTATAGGTCGCGCTGACCTTGCCATCCAGGTTGACCACGGCCTGCGAGACCTGCTGGACCGCGGCGCTGACGCCCTCGATTTTGCCTGGAACACCTTCGATGGACGCTTCGACCGTGTCCACGCGCTTGGCCAGTGCCGCGTCCTTCTCGGCCATCACGCTGTAGACGGTGATGGCGCCGGCGCTGACATCGTTCTCGCCGACGTTGTAGTCCTCCTCGCCGGCACTGTGGTCGCTGACCTGGGCGAACAGGCCATCGACCTTCTGCCCCTGCGCAGCCACCTTGCCATCGACGTCGGTCACGTCCATTTCCAGCTGGTCGACACGGCCGACGATGGCGCCCGCCTCGGCGATCGCGTCGCCGATGCTCTTCCAGTGGCTGCCCGGCGGCGTCTCGTTGCCTGCAGCGGCGCCCTGCCAGCTCCAGATCCGGCCGTCGTGGATGACGGTCTGGCCCGGGGTGTAGATTGCCGAGGCATCCCAGACCAGCGGCAGCACTTCGGTGACGCGCTCGATCTTGCCCTTCAGCTGTTGACCCAGCGCGCTTTCGTTGATGCGGCCGGCGAAGTAGGCGTCGTAGTCATCCGGGTTGCTGCTGGACTCACCCATCACCCCGGCTTGCGCCGGATACCACGGGCCGATGTTGCCACTTCGATCCACCAGCCGTCCCCAGAACCAGAAGCGCGCGCCAGCGGCCAGGCCGTTCATCTGGTGCTGGGCCTGCGGGTAGGCGAAGTCGCCCAGCTTGATCGCGCTCTCGCGATTGGGGCCAGTGCTGTACCAGAGTTCGGTCCGTTCGGTATCGGTTGCACCTGCGGGGAAGCCCCAGGACAGTGCGATGCCGAAGGGGCGGGCAGTGCTGGTCAACGATGCCAGCGAGGGGGGCGGCGTCGTCTTGCCTTCAATGGTGGTGAGCGCGCTGAGCGTCGGCTGCGACACCGCGCCCAGCGCATTGACCGCGCGTACGCGGGCCAGATACTCGCCTGCGTAGACGCCCCGCACTTCCAGGCTTTGCGTCCCGACGCGACCAGCGCGGACCCAGTTGAGATCGCCACGGCGCCATTCCACGTCATAACCGATCGCCTTGTCCGCAGCATCCCACTCGATCGTGAGCACGGAGGTAGCGATGCCCTGGTCGACCACCACATGCGAGGCCATCCGCACGTTGGCCGGTGCCGGCTGCACGCTGGGCGGGATGATGCTGATCGGCGGCTGATCCAGGCGCGTGCCGTCGTCGATGGCGGCGTACTTGCCCGGCACGTGCTTGAGCGCGGTGATCTGATAGGTCAGGTCCTCGCCTTCGCTGATCGACAGCACGCGATAGTGCTGCAGGGCCAGCTCCGGCGATTCCAATGCCCAGACCGACTGCGCCACCGGCACCGCCGACCACGGCGCGCTGACGGTCACCGTCTCGCCGTCCACCGACTGCACCGTGCGTGCTTCGGTCTGCCCGCTGGGCAGGGTGGCACGCAGGGTGTCACCGGCCGCGATCTGTTCCGGCATCCGGTCCAGCACCAGGCTGCGCGTGCCCGCACTACGGATGCGGCCCGCATTGCGGCGGCCGGCGCGGTTCGGGTCGGCCACCTGGATCACATCACCGGGCATGCAGCCCAGCGCATCCAGGCCCACCGAGAAGCTGATCGTCTCGGTTTCCAGCATCTCGGTATGCAGGATGTGGTTGCCCACGCGCTGCGCCTGCGAACGCGAGTGGCAGCCCACCGCCGTCACTTCGGTCTGGTTGATGCCGTAGCGGGCCACGCCAGGCAGGTGCTGCACCACTTCGACCTTCTGCCGGCCGAAGTCGTCCGGATCGATCCACGACACCAGGGCCACCGTGTGCCGCGCCGTTCGGCTGCTGCCGGCATAGTGGAAGCGCCCTTCGATGACGTTGGCCTGGCTGTAGGTCAGCACCGGGTCCTTGGGCATGTCGGCCGAGGCCATCACCTGCCCCGCCGCATAGAAGCTGATGCCGCGGAACATGGTGGCGATGTCCTGCAGCACGCGGTAGGCCTCGGCGCGGGTCTGCAGATACAGGCTGCAGGTGAAGCGCGGCTCCTTGCCGCCCTGGCCATCGCTGACCAGTTCATCGCAGTAGCGCGCGATCTGGTACAGCCGCCACTTGTCCACCCAGTCCAGCGGAACACGATGGCCCAGGCCGAAGCGATCGTTGGTGACGATGTCGAAGAACACCCAGGCCGGATTGTTGGTCCAGCCACTCTTGAAGGTACCGTCCCACACACCGCTGTAGAGACGGCTGAGCGGATCGTAGTTGGAGGGGATGCGTACGATGCGGCCCCACAGCTGGTAGGACCGGGTGGGAATGTTCTGGAACTGGCTGGCATCAACCTGCACCGCCGCCAGCGCACAGTTCGGATAGCGCAGCTTGGCATCGATGATCTCGGTCATCGACAGCACGTTGATGGTATCGGCGATGGTGCTGCTGTTGGCGTTGGCGGTCAGCCGGCGGATGCGCACCTGCCACTGGCTGCCGGCAGGCAGATCGATGCGGCGGCTGCGCTCGTACTGGCTGGTGGTCTTGCCGCTGAAGGCATCGGTCAGCACCGTGCTGAACGGGCCGCCGTCGGTGGACAGATCCACCGCGTACATGATCCGGTAGCCTTCAGTGTCGCCGTTCTCGGTGTTGGTCTTCTGCAACGCCGGCACCGCAAAGCGGATACGGACGGCTGACAGATCGGCACCCGATACGGTGCGCACCACCGGCGCATCGCTGCGCAGCTCGACGTTGACCCCGACTTCGTTCTCGATGGAGGGGAAGCCGCTGATGTGCTCCTGGTCCTGGGTGCCGGAGCGCGTCTGCACGTCCACGCCGGAGAAGTTCAGCGTGCCGTCCGGATTCTCGATCGGCACCTGGTCCAGGTAGATCGACTGCTTGCCGGCAACCAGGCCACGGATCTCGCCCTCGCTGGCGAGGTCGATGATGCGGGCCACCGCCATCGAGTGCAGGCTGTCGGCGGTTTCGACCGGGGTTCGGGCGTTACTCGCGCCCTTCTTGGCACCCGCCAGCACTGGCGTGGCTGCGCCGCGCGTGCGCGGCGTGGGATGAGTGGTCTGATTCAAAACTGGTCCTCCGCCAGGATGCCGCCGCTGATCACGGCCGAGCCGATGAACATGCCCTTGGTGTCATGGCCGCCATAGGCGACCGGCACGGGGTTGCCTTGCGCCTGCGTGTTGACGGTGCCGTTCATGCTGTAGCTGGGCGCGTTTTCGGGTGTGTCTTTGGCACCCAGGCCTTTTGGCTGGGGGGAGAGCATCTGCACAACGCCACCGGCAATCATGCTGGCACCGGCAACGATGACGTTGGGGCCATAAGCCGCAGCCGGCGTGTAAAGCATGATGATGCCCACGACAACCATGACAACGCCCGCAATCGTCTGCAACACGCCCCCACGCTTGCTACCCACCATCACCGGCGCAATACGGATGTCATCCTGTCCCGGCGGGTCGTGCAGCTGATCCCGCGACAGGTTCTGCCGCCCGTTGAACACGGCAAACTCCATGCCCTTGGCCTTTGCGCCCATCAGGTACTGCTGGAATCCCGGCAACATCGTGCACAGCGCATGCACCGCCTCGGCCGGGCTGTTCACCGCCAGCCGGAACCTGCGCCCAAAGCGCGCACCCAGCTTGCCGTACAGGCGGATCGTACGAAGACGGTCAGTCATGGCGCACCTCGCGATGGCGGACGATGCAACGGGTGCGCTCGGCCCACATGCCGCCGTACGGTACGGTCTCGGACAGGCGGCCATGCAGGTGATGCAGCATCTGCCCGTCGCCGAGGTAGATGCCCGCGTGGTTGGTGACCGGCGAACGGATCTGCATCAGGATCATGTCGCCCCGCTGCGGCTCGCCCTCGATCAGGTCGAAGCCCTCGGCGTGCAGCCGTTCAAGGCTGTACAGGTCCTGGCCGTGGCTCCACCAGTCGTCCTGGCGTTCGTACTCGGACAGCGGGATGCCCAGTTCGCGTGCGTGGAAATCGCGGACCAGGCTGTAGCAGTCCAGCACACCGTGGGCGAACTGGCGACCGACCAACGGTGCCATGTAGCCCATGGGATGCAGGGTCTGCAGATCACCGCACAGCGGTGCCTCGCCTGTTACCTGGCCGACGCTGACGATGTGCCAGGTCAGCCCGCTGCGCTCGCACATGACCCGATCGGCGTCGGACGGCGTTGCGGCGGCATCGGGATGGCTGTGCACAAGGGCCAGCACCTCGCCCTTGTCCTCGGCCACGGCATAGTCCTCAGCGGGCAGGCGGAAATGCTCGCTGGGCGTGGCGGCCACGTTGCGGCAGGGAAGATAGCGTTCGTGGCCTTCAATGGCCACGATCAGCCCGCAGCATTCGCGCGGGTACTCGGCCACGGCGTGCGCCTGGATGGCCTGCAGGGTTGTCGGTTGCATGTTTCACCCATGAAAAAGGCCCGCGCGGGCGGGCCTGGAAAGTGGAATCGGGAGGGGATCGATCAGGAGCGCAACAGGCCCGCGGCGGGGAAGCCGCCATAGGGCAGCGGCTTGTCCTGGCCGAAGCGCAGCTTGCAGCTGCGTACCCGACCGCCGCACTGGTCACGCGCCGGATCATCGGTGGCGACGTCGTCGCTGTCGGCCACCGCTGGACCGTTGTAGCCGCAGTACGCGCCGCGATAGCCGCCACGCACCAGCCAGCCACACATGCCGGCGATGATCTGCCTGCCCGGCAGCTGCTGCCCATTGAGATCGATCGCGGTGGTCAACTCGAATTCGACCATCTGCTTGTCCTCACCTATCTTGCGCTCGATGAACCAGACTTCATCAGGGAAGTGCTCGCCAGGATCCGCGCTGGGATTGCCTTCCTCGAAGTTGGCGGCATCCAGGTACTTGGCCAGCGTCTGCCGGCGGATGATGCGTGCACCGACCAGGTCATCGAACAACAGGCACATGGCGGTGATGCGGCCATCGATGTTGCTCACGCGCAGGCGCGGGTTCGGCGGCTGGTCGCTGGTGCGCTCGAAGCCGCTGGCCTCGATCGGCCAGGGGCCATATTCCTGGCCCTGCCACCAGATGAGGCCACTCTGCAGGTGCGCGTGGAAGAAGAGCTTGTCGGCGCCGAAACTGCTGGCGTCAAGTTCATAGACGGTGATGCGGCCACCCGGCTCAAGCTGCTGGGCATCGGCGGTGATCATGGGGTGTTCTCCTGTGCGGCATTGGGAAGAGGGGGTGGCACGGGGTACCGTTCCTGGCCGCACGGTACGATGACGTGGTGGCCTGGGCGCAGCGAAGCAGTGGTGGTGAAGCAGGCGTGCTTTGGCGCCTGCGGAGCGGGGGTTGTCATGGCTCAGAGCTCCGCATCGGCCTGGACCAGCACCTGCGAGGTGGTCGACCACACCACCACCGCGCCCCAGAGCTGCATGTTGTTCGGCATCGAGGCGATGACTGCCGCGTCAACCGTGGACTGCCAGCTGGGCGCTCCGCCGTCGAAGTTGACCAGGTTGCCGGCATTGCCGAAGCCCACCAGGTTCAGCGCGGTGGACGGCGAGGAGATTCTGGGTGCTGAGCGTTTGCGCACCTTGAACGGGATGCACGCTCGCGTGTCGCCGTTGGCGGTGTAGGTGATGCCGATGATCCGGTTTACATCCACCGTCTCGTAGTAGCGCTGGCACAACAGCAGCTCCAGTGCTTCGGACCGGCGGTCGAAGTCGGTGGCGGTATCGCCTTCTTCGATCTGCACTTCGGCCACTTGCACGCTGCCGCTCTTCTGCCCGGCGGCGAACGCGCGGCCGCCGAAATCGGCACCTGCGTCCAGCCAGAAGCTCAGTTGCAGGTAGCTGTCCGGGCCCAGCGTCTTGCCGGCAAGACCGGGAACTTCCACGGTGACCTGGTGCCATCGCCACAGCGTATCGAGCACGACCGAGGCGCCGATGCTGTCGCGCGCGGTAGACCCACCCGTTCCGTAGGACTGCTGCAACTCCACGCCGATGCGGAAGTCGTCCACCGAGGCGCGCGCCTTGAAACTGATCGTGACGGTGCGCCCGGCCAGTGTCCGGACATCCTCGATGCGCTGTTGGACCAGCGCCATGTTGCCGGCACCGGCAACGCTCTGCACCTCCAGCCGAAGCAGGTGGCGCGACCCAGCCAGCAGGCGCCCTCCCTGGCCGCCGCCTGGAGGCACATCCTCGCGTGAGGCAGCCACCCTGGTGCCGATGGCATTGACCGCCCAGCGGTCAGCGATGTGGCGAGAGCCCGTGGATGCAGGGAACGCTGCACCGCGCTGCCAGAACCGGAAGTCGCCGTTGATGAGCGGGTTCCTTCCGGCCATGCGGCCTTCCAGATGCATGAGCGCCGATTGCGCGTCGTCCAGACCAGCGTAGATCTCGGCGAAGTTGTCGTTGATCTTGGTGAATGCCGGCCGCTGGGTCTCACCCCGCTTGCCGTTGGGCTGGACGGTGTCCAGGTCGATGATTCTTCGTGTCATGTGCAGTCCTCGCTGCGTGCGCCGGTGTTGACGGCCAGGGGGTCAGATCTCGGCGTCAGCCGCCCAGTTGCCGCCCACCAGATAGGCATAGAACGGCGTCAGGCCAGAACCGAAATCAAGCTGAAGCGTGAATCCATCGGGACGAAGGAACAGCGGGACAGCCATTCCGCGTGACCACCCGTTGCCGTTGAACAACGACCAGTAGCCGAGGGCCGGCGCCACTTCACTGTTGGAGTAGAGCGTGAGCGCAGGCACAGTGCGTTTGGCGACCTTGAAGGAGATCTGCTCACTGCGCGCCAGGCCTGCCTGGAACGCGGCGGCGACGCCCTGCGGTGACGGCATGCCAAGCTGCGGTGCCTGTTCCAGCGGGAAGCTCTTCTCGTAGTACCGCTGGCACAGCATCAACTCGGTTGCGTCATCACGCATGTCGTAGTCGGTAGGTGTCGCCCCCTTCTCCAACTGCATGCAGGTCAGCGAGAAGGACCCAGACTGGCCGACAAGCTGTCCGCCATAACCACCGGGCGTCGCAAAGTCGACGATGACGTGCAGCTTGCTGTTGGCTCCCACGGTCTTGCCAGCAATGGATGGCAACTCGACGGTGAAGTACCTGAGCGCGGCCGCGGTGCCGATCTCCTGGACGCCTGCCCGGACCGTCACATCCGGAGACCCATTGGTACCAAACGTCTGGATGAAGCGAACGCCGATGCGGCAGCCCGGCGTCGCGGCCCATGCCTGCATGCTCAGCGTCACGGTACTTCCCGCGAGCGTCTGCACGCCTTCCACCGGCTGGGTGACGAACGCCTCGGTCGCGGCCGTCGATCCGGTGAGATCGCAGTTCATGAATCCCGTGACCCCGAATGCCGGGGCATCGAAGCTGCGGCGTGACACCGCGACCTGCCCCGCCCCAGTGCATACCACCTGGAAGCGATCGGGAACATACACCGCCAGAGGCGACACCACAGTGCGGCTGCTGCCCCGTTGCCAGAACCTGAAGTCACCGTTGATCAGCCGGTTCCGGCCGTTCTGCCTGCGCCGGAGATCCTGCACCGTGGTTTCGAGTTCATCCAGATCCGTGTAGAGATCGGCGAAGTTCTCATTGACCTTGGTGAAGGCCGGCCGTTGCGTCTCACCCCGCTTTCCGTTCGGCTGCACGGTATCAAGGTCGATTGTGCGTCGTGCCATGCGTCGTCCTCCTCAGCCGCCGATGATTTCCGGCGCCTGCTCGGCAGGCCAGCCGAATGCATCCGGCTGCGGCAGTTGCGCCTGGACCTGCCGCCAGTCCGGCGCGGTCTCCTCGGCGGTGGACTCGATAGTCTCCAGTGCGAGGTTGACCCCGTCGCGCCAGGCAATCATGGCGATGGCGTCCTGCGCATAGCGCGGCACCGCACTGCCCGCGTAGCTGCAGCAACTCTCGATGCTGTCATAGCCGCGATCGCGGGCGCACTGGGCCATCCACTCCCACGCCTTTCCGCGGATGAAGCGATGGAACTGCGCCGAGCCGGGTACGAACAGCGGCGGTACCGGCTCCGGCTCATTGCCTGCCGTACACCAGGCTTCATAGTCATTCCACAGACGGTGGCCACGTGGAATGAACGCGCCGGTCTGCAGGCACTTGATGGTGTCGATCTCTTCGGTCAGTTGATACATGTCATAGCTCCGCGTCGGCGGTCCAATGGAAGGAGGAGCCCCAGTTGCCTGCGGCGGATTGGTAATTGACCTGTGCGCCGGACTGGCCGGCATATACGATGGACGTCACCGTGCCGATGCCGCCGCTTGCGCCGGATATGCGCCCTGCCTGCCCGTTCACATCGCTGTAGACCGTGTAGGCTGGGATGGCCCGCTTGGGGACGCGACACCGGATATGCGAGGTGCTGCCGACGCCGACGCTGCGGTCGTAGAACTGGTTGTCGCGTCCGATGCCATCGGCCGTGCCAGGCGGCACATCCAGGTTGTAGCTCTTCTCGTAGTAGCGCTGGCACAGCTGCAGCTCGTGGGCCAGCGGGCGCAGGTCGAATGCCGTTGCCCTGTCGCCGCGCTCCAGCTGCATCATCGCAAGGCCGAACTCTCCGCTCTGACCGGAGATGACACCGCCATAGGCATCGGCGCACAGATCCACCACCAGCCACAGGAAATCGCTGTCGGCATTGCTGCCCAGCGTCTTCCCCTTCACCGATGGCAATCGCGCACTGAGCTGGAAATAGGTCCAGGACGCGGCGGTGACCGCTACGGTTCCCAGCTCTACGCTGACCGCGGCGGACGGCGAACCACCGGTGCCAAAGTGCTGGATGAGACGAACACCGATGCGTTTTCCTGGCGGGCCATAGGCGAAGCCGGAAACCACCACTTCGCCGTCGGACAGCGTGGCGACCCCTTCGACCTTCTGTGCGACATAGGCGCTGCTGCCTGCACTGACCTT